AAGACAGCAAGGTCTTACTTCTGATAATGGTATATCAGCACAAAATGCTTTCTATAAAATTTGGGATGGTCTTGGTGGACTAACAACAAAATCAGATGGAGCTACTCGTAAAGGGGTCTTTGATGCAGTTTATAAACGCATGAAAGATACTATAGATGAAAGAACAGGTGAGGTTTATACAGATGCAGCAGCTTTATCTGAAGCAGCCTATCAATCTTTAGAAGTTATTAACTTTGGTCGTAGAGGACTATCACCAATGTTCAGAGTTGTAACGTCTGCTATACCTTTTTTAAACGCTAGAATCCAAGGTCTTGATCTAATATACAGATCGTTTAGAGGCACTTACTCGGCACAAGATAAGTTGCAAGAAGGTGAAACTTTAGACGAACTCAAGAATAGAATATTTAGAAGGACTGCTTTGAGGGGTGGAACTATTATGGCTTCCACTCTAATTTACTATCTATTAGTTAGTGACACAGAAGAATATAAGGAAGCCAAAAGAGAACTAAGAGATGACAATTGGTTGATACCAACTCCATTTGATTACACAATCAAAGTACCCATTCCTTTTGAGATTGGAATGATGTTTAAGGCTATCCCTGAGAGGTTCATAGACCTCGTTTTAGGGGAGAAAGTGCTTGGAGTTAAGGAATCAGTAGAGAAAGACCCTTTCGAGTCTATAAGAAGACAATTAGGAACTTCTGCAAACATACCTTTCTTATCAGGTGACATCAGCATACAAGCAATAAAGCCTCTGTTTGAAGCAGTAACCAACAGAAGTGCGTTTACTAATACAGAAATCGTACCCTACTACAAACTAAAAAGAGAGCCAGGATATCAATCCTCACCACAGACCAATGAGTTAGCTAGACTTATTGGTGAAGCTTTAAACATATCGCCTACCAAGATTGAGTATGTATTGAACGGATATACAGGAACACTCGGAGGTTATATGTTGGATGTTGTAGATTCACTCACGAGAACTGCAACAGGTTCTCCATACATTCCAAATAATATTTTTAGTAATCCAACTAACTTTGCTCAATATCCACTAATTAGAAGACTAGTTGTGGATAATAAAAAAATGGGAGGGTTGCAACAACAGTTTTATGAACTGAGAGGTGAAGTAGATTCAGCCGTACAAACACTCAACAGTTTAAGAAAACAAAAGCGTTTTGATGAACTCGGTGCTTACAAGTCTGACGTTAAAGGATTGCTAAATGTCAAAGGCAGAGTTAGAGCAATGGAAAGATACTTGGCTAATTGGAGAAACAGAAGAGACAGGCTCATGCGTAGGACTGATATATCGGTTCTAGTTAAAGCAGAAATGCTTCAAGAGTTAGAAGCAGAGAGAGACAAAAGACTAGCCTTCATTCCTGAGTTGAGGAAGAAAGCTAACGTGCCTATCCTCCAAGGAGGACTCTAATTCCTGTATAAGCTTTTCTTCTTTTAACTGTTTAAGCTTAAAGAAGTCTTTGTGTTGCGGATTGTAAGCAATGAATGTACGAGCATAGAAGCAGATGTAATCGTTACTTATCTTAAACTCCTCTCCGTTAGTCTCTATCTCTTTGTTCCACCTTATGCGATTAATGATCGCCCAATGAGAGTAATGCTTCCTACCTGTAGCGATAGCTTCTAAAGTGTACTCTTCAAACTTCTCATAGACTTGTGGGTTAGCGTTATGCCAATCCCAAAAGGCTCTCTTCCTCTTCTGCAAATCATCTTTTAATTGTTCAACTAACATCATCTTTAGACCCCTCACATTTTTCACATAATTCATCAGAAAATGCTACTGTTAAATTCTCAAATATTGTAGGCATAGTCATGGTTATACTCTTCGGTTTTTCCATGTCACATCCACAAACATCACATATATATCTAGTCATCACACACCTCTTTTATTGTTAGTCTACAACGAGGGAACTCTTTATCCACCCCCCCATAAATATAATAAATCTCTTTAATCTGTTTAGAACTATCATCCTCCAGGATTTTAGCCTTTACTAAAGCATCACAAGTAAACTTATCTATAATAGAACAAGGATTACTCACATCCACTCTTCTATTACTCTTTGCATAATAAACATACTCTAACGTAACAGGCTTCTTATACTTAGGTATAGAAGACCACTCGTTTATTTCTGCAACTAAATTTTCAGAGTAAATTCTTTTGGCACTAGATAAAATTCTGTAGTGTGCGTTTCTATAATTGTTTAGGTTCAAGATAAACTTCTTGTTCTTAGAATAATAAACTTCCAAAGGAAGGATCAAAGTTACCATCCCAGAAAAAATATATTCCTAGTCGCCAGAAAATACTGGAAGTATCTTCCACTAGTTTTACTTTTCAATAAAAACCAAAAACTTTTCATCATCTATTTTTACCATTGCCACAACATCCTTACCCTTAAACTTTCTTTCTGCACCTGTAAAAGACTTAGCCTTTACTTCGGTAGTTTCAATTACCAACTGTTCATCTGTACTGTCAAACGTAATTGATTTAAGCCTCATAATTTATAAGTATTTAATTACTAACTCCACGCTCTCTACTGTATCTATCCAATAAAATGTTATATAACCAAGCCAACTAAATGCAATTAGAAAGCAACAAGCTACTGCATATCTTTTCCAATTCGCTTGTAATAAATCTATTGAGGTATCAATAAAATTAAAAACCTTTTGTCTTTTAGATATTTGTTTTTTTCTTGCCATGTTTACTCCTTAAAATTTTATCCAAACAAAAACTACTAATAACCCAATCAAAGATAATAAAATAAATGCAATAGAGGTTATTTCTATAGTCCTACCTAATTTATTTAGATAAATCCAATCCTTTTCAGAATTAAACCTTTCGTCTTCATAAATATACTTGTCTCTTGGGTATGGTCTTTTCTTTGGCATGGGTTCAAATATTACGTTGTCTATTGAGACTAACTGTTCTTCTTCTATTCTTTTTACTTCTGCCTCTTGGTACTCTGTCCATTTCTTACCATACTTTTCATACATGATGTTGTTAAAGTCTGCATCTAAAAATGCTTGATCTTCATCTTTTTTACTCATCTAATATCTCCTTTACTTGATCTAATAATTCTTGCTCTGTTCCGTATCTCTTCTCAAACTCTTTCTTCCAAGGATGCCTACTCACCCACAAGCCATTCATTGTTCCTTCTCGGTGATGCTGAAAACATAAAGGCAAAACCAGGAAATGTGCGTTTACCTTAGTCTTGCCTTGAGTATGGTGAATCTCACTCGGTACAAATAGGTTGCCCTGATTCCTACAGACAATACATCCTATTTGACTTACCTTGTCCATATGTCTTTTCTCTTTAGCAGTAGGGTTTCTTCCTTTCACGCACCATACCTAGCTTGCTCTTTTCTAGCAGATACTTGCTTAGTTCTCCACTCCTCAAACCCTATCTCTAATCCTTTCAGGTTTACCTTGAGAGCAGATAATCCACCTTTAGCCACCCCAACTCTAAGTCTAGCTTCATATAACTCGTCTGAAGCTTCTGCGTAAGTTTCTTGTGCTGATGTTGTTTTGATACCTTCACCCAAGGCTTTAAGTTTTAACTGTGCTTGTAGTTTCTTAACTTGTGCTTCGCATTTGTAAACTTCGTACTCAGTTTTTTCTATTGGAGAAGCAAGTTCTCTGATTTGGTGCATCCAACTTTCTTGTTGTTCCATAAATTCTCTCCCGAAATTATACGACTAGGAAAATATTTTTTATTGCAGCTCCAGGCTGCGTCAACTTTTACCTGTCTTTTAATAAACCACTTATGGTTTCTTTGATTGACTTCCTTCCATACTGTTCACTAAAAATTCTTTTAGCTACAATTTCAGTATGAGGTTCTTCGCTATTATCTAGTCTTTCTTTTGAGTTCATTTGAAACCAACGTGAAAAATTACTTTCATAAGAAGATTGATCATCATACTTAAATACGTCACTCATTTTATCCTCCAAACTCTATGACCATGTTCGCCTTTAGCTATCCTTGAAGACACTTTTTTGCTTTGTCTATGAGCCGCTTGTCTAATCTGTTCTATATCAGTATATGATGTAAGTAATACAGAATCGCCTACTTCCATTTGTGATATTAGTTCATTAAATTTTTGTTTTCGTGAATGATTATAAATAGGTATATTTTTTTCAATTTTTATATCTTCACTCATTTATCTTCCCCCTTATCTCTGCATATTCATCTAGTATCTTCTTTGTCTTTCCATACATATCATGGATAACTCTTGAATAACTTTCTGCCTTAATAGAAGTTTCATTATCGGAAGCATTAGATTCATGCTCAATACAATAGTCCAAATAATCATTTATTTCTTTAAGCTTACTCATAACTTCTTCGTGCCTACAATTAGGACATCCATATCCTTGAAGATGTTCGTCAGGAGTAGCTAAGAAATCACCATGACGAGGACATCCTATCGTGATGTCCTCATCCATGATTATATATTTGTTACTAGAATGGGATATCGTCATCTGATAATTCAGGAGTCTCTTCAACAACAGGAGGTGTAGGCTCTTGTACTTGTTGTTGTTGAGGTATATCCATTCTTGTATAGAAGTAGTCACGACCATTCTTAGAGGTGTTATTCCATAAGGCTAACCTTACTACTACCCCTCCTTCTTGTCCTACCTCTCCATTCTTCATCTTCTCTACTATTTCTTTTAATAGAGGTTTAGTAATTTCTACTTTACCATTGTAATCAGGTTGCTTACCTTCCTTCCTATCGTTAGTAAAAATTGCTCCACTACATTGTGGTCTTTCTTCAAATGCCATTTTATTTATCCTCCTCAGATTGATTGTCAGCTTTTAAGCTATCGGCTAGTTGTTTGGCTAGATTATCTAACCTTGCTTTTTGTTCAGGAAATCTTTCTTTCAAGATGCTTATAGGTTCTGCATTAGTCTTGTAATGATCTTTCACCTGTTCAGGTGTTTCAGCTAAACCTGAAATGGTTTTGATAAAGCCTTCAACAAAAGCATTTGCCCACGCTTCATCTTTATCATCCTGGATTTGCTTTACAGGTTCAGGGTCTTTCTTAGGAACAGGTTTCTTACCCACTTCTTTTTCTGCCTGATTGCCGTCATCATCCTCTTCAGAGCCAATGCCACAAGCAAGAGATAAAGAATATCTGCGAGCGTATGTCAGCGCAGACCCAAAACCTTGGCTCGTTCTCTTATCTACAGGCAAAAATATTTCTCCTGTACCTAACTCTGCTCCATGACCATGAAAGATAGTTTCTATACATATACCATTCTCTGTGTATTTAGATACTTGCCTATACAAGATTCCATATTTGAGAAGGTGAGGTTTTACTGCTTTGATAACTGATTCCAAAGAAGCATACTTGCTTTTGAAATGTGGATTAACCTTATCAAACTCAGCAGAAGTTATATCACTATATGCTTCAATCAAAGCATTTATTAATTTATTATTTTCGTCAGCCATTACGCTACCTCCTTATATTTATTTGCGTTCTTTTCATTAGGCTCGTAGTTCCCTTGTGCATCAGCTATGAGGTCTTCTAGTCTCCACCCTCCAAGATACTTTTCTAGCACTTCATATTCTTCTACGGAAACTACGCTCCACCCTTGCACATTAACAATACGCAAGTCTGCCCACCAATCATCAAAGTCGTCTTGCTCTATCCAATGAAAGTTCCAAGCCAAGATACACTCTTTCCAAAAGTCTTTGTTGGCTCTCAAATCTTCATTAGTCATTTCGCTTTTGATAGGAACATTATCGTAGTATTCCTTGTCTCCATCTCTATTGTGGAGTTCAATTAAAAAATAGTTCATTTATCACCTCCCATATCTATAATCAAATGATCTTTCATCCACTCTCTGCTGATACCTTCATCAGCAAGTTTATCCTTGATGCGATTCTCATATCGCACAAGCATTCCCTTCTTCTTTTTTTCCCATGATTTTTTATTCATTTTCACCCACCTCACTAGGGTCGTAGTTTTTAGTTAGTTTCCAATAGTTTAATAAAGCATTAAACATATCCTTGTGTTTGGAATGAGTCTCTTCATCCCATACATGACAAGCTATTAAACTTGTATCTTCCCTATCAACAAAGATAGAGATTCTCTCTGCCTTATCAAACCCACATCCTTGAACGTAAGCTGATAACTGCATACCATGTTCGTCATATACCAATCTCTTAGGGTCTTTACCTCTAAGATCATCCTTGGTTTTAAAATCTATAAATATCCCACTCTCAGAATACAAGTCTATCTTTCCTCCATAGCCTTCTTTAGCACAAAAGGAGTCCTCTGCTATCCATGTTTCTAAGGGGTAGTTGTCATCTAGCCAATCTTTAATAGCTAGATATGGTTCTGATTCTTTGCCTGATACAAAGCCTTCTTCTATCTCGTAATGTATTTCGCTTCCTTTCTCTGCCGCTTTCTGTCCTACTAACTTTGAATGCTCTCTACATCTTCTAACAAACTCGTCTATAGTTTCGTTAGACTCTATAGTTAAAACCATGCCTGATTTAATTCCTTCTTTTATTTTCCATTCTTCCAATCCTGGTTTTGCAGATACACCAATAATGCCTGTGACTGAAGGAACAAGTCCAAGCTTTCGTGCATCAGCTAACGTAGTATTTCTCTCCTTACCATTAGCACCTATGAGCGTATACATTGGTTCACCTTCTTGTGTATACCAATGCCCTGATTCTGAAGTGTGCCTGTCTGTCATATTCTCCACACTCCTACACCTTCATCTTGCGTAAGAATACGAAATCTATAGTCAGGGTTTTTGTGTGTGTATCTAAGACAATAGTTTCTTATTATCTTTATCTCTTGACGTATCTTGCTCTTGGGTAGTTCAATCATTATGTGATCACCCTTCTTCATCTGTTCCAAAGGTAAGTCATACTTTCTAGGCTTGCCTCTACCTACAGGCAAGGGTACTCCTTCCTTAATTTCAAATTCCATTAATTACTCCTTGATATAAACATAAAATCGCTCCAACTATTTATGATGTTTTAGTGATGATAGCATGAGGTCTTGCTTATGTGCAAGTAATGATTTATTATTTAAGAATGGAGAACAAGTTAGCTAAATTAGACTCATTAATTGTCAAGCAAGCTATCAGAGATGTGGCTAGTAAAGACGTTCAAACATCTCAAAAAGCACTCTCCTACTTTATCTCAAATGACTTTAAAAATCTATGCCAAAGAAATAATTTTGACGTAGATAAAATGATTTTGAGTATAAAGGAATTGAATAAGTACCCCTTGTTATCGAAGAAGAAATTATCTAATGACATTGCAAAAGTCTTAGATAGTGTATTTATATAATAGGTACTTATTAGATATAAATACTTATTAATATTTTTATTTAATAAGTATTTACTATATAGATTGTACATAATACTAATGGAGGAAAAATGGAGAGTCAAGCACTTGCTGAAAAAGAAAACATCAGAAATCATATAAGTTCTAATTCTAAAACAAATGATTATAGGCACGGACAATATAAAATTACTTGTCCAAGTTGTCAGAACGAGAGATCAAAAAACAGGAGAGACACACCTCTCTCAGTCAATATAAATTCAGAGACAATAGTTTACCATTGTCATCATTGTGGCATTAATGGAGCAATGCCAAGAACACAAGGAGTCAAAATGAAAGCAATAAAAACAGAGCCAAAGAAAGTTAAAAAGATTGTATTGCCTCCTACAGATAACAAAGGAAAAGCCTCAGAATGGCTTAAAACCAGGGGTATCAGCGTTGAAGTAGCTGAATTGTCAGGTTGTACGCTTACAGAAAAAAATAAAAAACCAGTCATAGGATTTACATTTGTGGATGCTAGCAAAACAGTAGCAGTCAAATGGAGAACGTGCGATAGCGAAAAATTATTTTGGTGGGATAACAATGCAACTCGTTTATGGGGAAGACAGGTTCACAATGACAGTTTACCCACAGTTGAATCAACAATAGTAATTACAGAAGGGGAATTAGATATGCTTGCAATCAAGGAAGCATTTAAAGATCATTCCAATATAGACGTTTACTCAGTTCCAAATGGAGCACCAAACAAGATTACAGAGAACAAGATAGACCCTTCAGAAGACGGAAGGTTCAAGTATATTTGGCAAGATAGAGAGTTATTTAAAGACGTTGATAAGATAGTTCTCGCCACAGATAACGACAAGAACGGAGAGATACTTGCCTCAGAATTATCAAGAAGACTGAACAAGGCAAGATGTTACACAGTTAATTACAAAGGTCATAAAGATGCTAATGAATTATTAGTACATACTGATTCAGAAACAGTCAGAAATCAGGTGCTAAATGCAGAGCCTGTTCCTTTACATGGATTAAATAACATAGACTTTTATGCTGATGAATTCCAAAACCTATACGAACAAGGACACCCTAGAGGAATCACGACAGGCTTTGACTCAGTAGATAAGCTTTTCTCCTTGCAAACAGGCTACTTAGCAGTAGTTACAGGATATCCAGGTGACGGAAAGAGTATATTTTTAGACAACATAATTATGAATGCTTGTAGGAATTATGGTTGGAAAGCTACCTATTGCAGTTTTGAGAAACCTCCTACGCTTCATGCAGTACAACTCGCACAAATCTTAGTAGGTAAACCTTTCTTTGAGGGCATCAATACAAGAATGACACAGGAAGAGAAAGATTATTCACAGAAGTTTATAAGTGATCACATCCTGTTCCAAGATTATCAAGACGGAGGTATGCCTACGATAGAATCTATCTTAGAAAAGAATGCTCAAAGTGTAATGAGGACAGGCAGTAGAATACTTGTCATAGACCCATTTAACTTTGTGCAAACAAACGACAAGTATGCGTTAGAGACAGATATGGTTAGTGATATGCTTACGAAAGTTCAGCTTCATTGCAAACAATATGACGTACTTTGTTTCTTTGTTGCACATCCTACAAAACCACAGATTCGTGACGGAAAGAAGAATGTTGTTACAGGGGTTGATGTAGCTAAGAGTATGGCATTCTATTCCAAATGCGACACAGGTTTGACAGTTTATAGGGGAGAGGGTAGTGTAGATATACATTGTTGGAAAGCTAGGTGGCAATGGCAATCCTCAATAGGGGTTGCTAGCCTTACATTTAATCCATTAAACGGAAGATATGCAGAAGCAGAAGAAGTCGAAGACAGTTACGATTGGGAATTCTAGTACACCAATCCATGTCAATGATGTAGGCAGTCCACATCTGCATAAACATCACGAAGTTGTAATCAGAGTATTTAACAATACTAAGGTTGGCAGAGCCATAGTTCTTGACCAACATCTAATAGATGTACTGTTTCACCACGACCAACTAGATACAAGACAACACAATGTATGCGATAAGTATTTAGGAATGATATCAAAGTCAGGTTGTTACGTTTCCGTCCAGGCTGCTGGTGAGAGAATATTCACAACTAGTAGCAGGAATAATCAGCCGTTGCCTAAGTCCTGTATTCTATTAGGAGTTCAAAGGAACATAATAGATATATGTGGGAATGCCAAAGAGAGAGTGTTTTGGAGATTAATGGTAGATAACCCCAATAAGATCAGTATCTTAGAGTTAGAGATAGTTAGAGAGTGTGCGGATGCACTATTAAATTATTGGTATGTCAGTTCTGAGAGTCCTGTTTCTTTGTTTCAGCAAGCCCTGATAAACCCACCCCAATAGAAACTGTTTCGCTTGTAACTGAACCTGAATAGATATCTTTTCCTTCTTGTTCTGCTATATCTTCTACTGCTTCTTCTGATTCTTGTAAAAGTTTATTAACTTCAACATTCTTTTCATATGACATGATATGTATCATGTGAATAATCTGTTTGTTGAGTGAACGACTTTCTTTTTTTGCTAATGCGTGTGCAAGATCATATGTTTCTTGTGAGCATCTAATGAATAGACTTTTCATCTTGTTCCTCTTCTTGTAGTTCTTCTTCGTAAACTATTGTCGGTGATTCTTGAACCTCGGCAATAGCTACACTTTCTCTACCCACTTGATAGAACCTATCTACTTCTAGTTGATGTATAGCAGATTCTAATAGCCATTCGTTGGCTATAATTAATGGGTCATCTAGTAATGAGATAGCAAAACTTAAAGCATCAACTTCGTTTTCAAACATCCAAACTAAGTGTACCCATTTGGCACTACTCTTAGCTGAAAATACATTTCTAGGGTCTGGAATATCAAGCTGATATGTATGTCTTACTACCGCAAACATAATTATATTATATGCAAACTGCTATCAAATTGAAAGCCAAGAAACTCGTAGCCTGGAAAAACTGGCGACTAGGAAAATATTTTTTCTGGGATGGTAAGACGGAGATGACAAGATGTTTCACATGAAACATAGACTATCTTGCACGACTATCTTATACATAAAAAAATGGGATAAAAAAAAGGGATAAGTAGTATGTGATAACGCTCTAGGACTACCTACCCCTTTAACATCTACTAACTAGACATGGAGGTTAGCTAACTTATTAAATTAACTACCAACAATATAATACTTTTGATTGCAAAACGCAAGTGTTATCCACAAGTTATCCACAAAGTTATCCACAAAGTTATTCACAAATCCCAGTTTAGCTCGTGAGCCAAAAATATTTTCCTAGTTTTTAAAACACAGCACAGAATAACTATATCTTGTGTTGCTCATAAACAACTGTCACTAGATATAGTCAGATCATAATCTCATCTCGCTGTCTAAAAAATATTTTCCTAGTTGCTGCAATTGGAGAACAAGTAGTGGTTTTACTTTTTTCAGACCAAAAAAAAAGGCGGAGACTACAATTAAGTAATCTCCGCCTTTAATTTATTTACAGTTTTATTATTGCAGAACCAATGACTTCTTCATTGCCTTCCTCTAATTCTGGAATATTAGGATGTACTTCAACATCTATTTCGTTGTTATCTCTAACAAGCCATACTCTAATATTGCCTAACTCAACTTCAGCTATGTATCTGTTCATTTAGAACCCTCCTCTATTATCGTCTTCAGCATCACCCCAAACTGTATTCGCATAAGCTTGAGATTCCATAGCACTTTCGTATTGATCTTGGCACATATCATCAAATGCTTTGTCTCTCTCTTCAATAGTCTTGAACCAAAAACATTCAACATCAAAAGGGTCTTCTTCCTTGTCAAAATAATAATAAATACCATAAGGCAAACCCTCATTATCTTTCCAAATCTTTTTGGGATTCCCTATTTTTTTATGATAAGTATCTAACTTTTCACCCCACCAATCTACTTTGACTATATTACTATTCATCATCTTCCTCCAATACTTTTGGAAATGCTTGTATATCGTCAGGTAGAAGATCAATATTTGATACTCCATATTCATTCAAAAGTTCGTAATAATTATCATTGCAAGATGAAAAAATATCAGCTTGTCTTACCCAATCAAAACTTTCTTCTGATAGGTTTAAAGCTTCATTAAGTTCACTTGCCTCAACGACTTGTGTGAATATAGTTTTATCTTTGTTGGTTTTTATAACCAACCATTCTATTTCATTATTCATCATCTTCCTCCAATACAGAGGCATCTAAGTAACCTAAACCTACGAAAGCTGATTTCATAGCAAACAAAGATTCTTCCATACTAAATAGAAAATTATCTGCTTGTGTTATTTCATCATCAAGAAAAGCCCAAAATTTATTAGCCTCCTCTTGTAATTTATCCAACCTTCGCTTTTCTTTTTCAAGCTTGTCTTCCATTTCTTTAACAAACCACTCAACGTCAGTTTCATTTATTTCATTACTCATAATTTTTTCTCCATTTTTAAGTAATAGTTAGTAAAACTGATTTCGACTCTTTTGAGTCTTCATCAGGCAAAATACACATTTTGCGATCAATTTTACAAAAAACCACCTCCACAAATCGTTTCTAAGAGCGAAACTGAAGTCAAGGTAAGTCATAGTACCTCCGAAAATACAGGGTTTCAGACTTTCCAGGGAAATGCCAGGGAAGGAAAAAATATTTTCCTAGTTGTGAAAATTTGATCCTTCACCTGGATTTCAATTAAGCCACTAAGCTATTCCTATCAACGTAAACAACTTCACCGAAAGGTAAGTTTTCAGAATATTGGCTCTCGTCTGTGACACACCATATAACAGGTACGTCAGGCTCAACGTCAGCATCAACATATCCATATCCATCAGTAAAATACACGAATGCTTTTACGTCTTGAACATCTTCTGAATAATCATTGAAGAGATTGAAAGGAGGATTAAATTCTGTTCCTCCTCCTCCTCTAGCTTCAAGTTTGATTTCGTCACCTTGATCAAGTTCATAAACATCCCACCATTCATCATTAAGGTTTTTCCTAACGACTGTATCGCAGTAACAAACCCTGATCTTTTCCAACCCACAAGACTCAGCCATTGAAATAATTTCAGTAGTGAATATGTTGAGTTCGTCTTGATCTATTGAACAGGATGTATCTATCGCTATAGCTAACTCTCCTCCTTGAGCAGATTTAACTTTAGAAGGAAGATACACACCTCTCCATGAATGACGTTTATTAGGTCTTGCCCATGTGCTATCGTCAGCTACTGTGCTTTGTAAAAAATCATTTAATAGTTCGTGCCAATTAAAATTGATTTCTCTTAGTTCCTCCATTCTACGACCAATCGCAGAACCTGATTCACTTCCAATAGCTTTTTCTAGCTTGTCAGCTTTTGATACCGCATTCCTGATTTCAGTTTCTAATTCAGCCAACTCAGATTCGCCCAATTGATTTCCCTCTTCGTTAGTTGGTGCAATAATCTCACCAACAGGTAAAGGCAAATCGTTTGTATCAGTAGAACCTGAATCAACATTATCCATATCAAATGATTCTGTCACTTGATCAACTGTATCTTGCAATGCTTCTTGATCATCTAATAAATGCTTATAGACTTTTTCAGCAGACCAACCCCTATATTGAGAGTCAATCAAACCACCCTTGGGTAACTTCATACCCAAGTCAAAGAAGAGATATCCATTAATCACATAGTCTGTGGCATAGTTCCATACAACATGATCTCTATTACCTTTTCTTAATGGATGTTCCCATATAACATGACTAGCTTCGTGAACCAATACTGCTTGCAGTTCCTTTTCAGAAATACTTTTGACAAAATCTTTATTCCAATAAATTTTTTGTCCGTCAGTAGCTAACGTATCGAAAGAAGAGTCTTCAACCAATTCAAGGTTAAGTAACATTGAAGCCATTCCAACATTACCTTTCATTAACTTGGCTCTAGCTTTAACAAGTTTTCGTTCAGTCATTACTACCTCCGAAAGCTTTATCAAGAAAACTACCTTTAAGATCACCAACAGATTTTTCTAAATCGTCTGCTACCTTTTTACGTTTTGCTTCACCCAAGTCTGAATCATCCCTTAGAGAATCATAAGAATTGATAGAAGCAAGAACAGTTAAAAGACTTTGATGAGTATTAGTAATGTCTTGATCATTGCCTAGAATGTCAGAGTTAATAGAAGGAAGCATATCCACCGATTGTCTTAACTTATCAAAACTTCTCGCATGAAACTGCTCACCCTTTTTTAACTTGTCGACAATATGATTAACTTGCTCAAGGAGGGCATCAACAGTTACCTTAAAAACATTTTTTACATTGTTCTTAATCTTGTTTTCTGCTTCTCTTTGAATGTCAGCTTTCATCTTGTCTGAAACTTCTAAACGAATATCAGTTGATCTAGTGATCTCGCTAATGGTTTCCTTCTTAAAAGCAAAAACAAATTTACTTCTAAGAGATTCAACATCAGGATAGTCTTCACTATTGAAAGCAGAACCTAATTTCCTTTCAGCAACTGAAACAAAAGTATCATAGTTCTGTAGAAACTTTTCAGCCTCTTCGTAAAACTCATCTTTTGCTTCTACCATTCTATCGTTTAACTCCTCTATCTTTGTGCTAGGACATAATCTCCAACCACTAGTCATAGACGAATCATCATCAGAATTTGTATCGCACCATGGAACAGTCATTTTCCAATAGTAGTTTCTCCTTGCTCTATTCGATATCAATCTGAATATCTTATTAATATTCTCACCGAATATATGCTTGGAAACGTGCAGAGTTCTTTCATCTGCACCTACATCAACTTCCAACCCTTCTCTTAAACTTTTATCAACTTTAATGCCACTTGGATGCTTAATAGTTAAGCTTACAAGTAATGCACGTTTGGATAAAAGGTTTTCATTTTTATTCATAAAACCTCCATTTTATGTAGTTATCTGTTTCGCATGACCCATAAATGAACAGGTCGCTCGTCAGTAGGGTTAATTCCCTATACAGAAAAAAAGGAGGGTATTTCTACCCTCCCTAATTTATTTCTCTTTAGCCCCATTAAGGTTTTGGAAACACCTTTCAATATCAAAGACTTGGTTATCATCAAATATCAATACATTCAAATCAACTTCGTCTTCTATATCTTCAATAGAAGTAGCTTCTACTGTTACATAGTAAGAACGAATTTCTTGCACCTCTATTTCAAACTGTTTAAGTTTTGCCATTGCTTAAACCTCCAAGTCTTGATGCTTAACTTTAAACTCATTGAAAGTTGTTGTTTCAATCAGATCAGTTCTTGCATTGACTAGAGAACGAACAAAAAATATTTCATACTCAGGAGTTGGAAATTGCTCTATGTATCTCAGAGCATTTTCAAAATAACTTTCAACCAAAGATTCATTTGCCTCTTTGATTACAGTTATTAAAGCAACTACTGTAGCGAAAAATATTCCATTCTGTTTTTTCTTTTCCTTTGCCTTTGGAGGAGTATCTATTTTCCCCTCACAGATTTTTTGCAAATCAGGTACATCTTCTTTCAATTGCAAGAAGGAAGCAAACTCAACAGAAGCAGTTTCACCTACGTTGATATCTGCCAACCCTTGAACAAAAGATTTCTCAGGATTAGTTTTCAGAATGTTTGATAGTCTTGTCCATGATCTAGGACAAGGTTGAGGTGCAATTACCTTTGGGTCAAAAACATTCAACCAATTAGGCTGAAAATTTAAGAACCCAATAACGTCTGTATGAACGTCATTTCTCACCGCCCAATTGAACCAATCATTTGAATCGTGTACGAATTCAATCATGGCACATCTTGAGTAACAATGAGAAGGTATCTTGTTTGAACCAGCTCTATCGCTTGCCTTATTAGAAGCACAAGCAATAACCCAATTACCCTTCCCATTTTGAGGAGTAGGTAATTCATACTCACCGATTCTTTTCTCGTACATAAGTTGAGATAGAACAGTTTGCATTGAATGATGAGCCTGTCCGAATTCATCAAGGAAAAGCATACCTTCTCCACTTGTAGGAAGATTACCTAAGAAGGCTCTCTTCTGTCTGCCTTCCTCTATATAGGGAATGCCTGATAAATCATAAGACTCATATAAGCTTGCTCTAAAATCAATCCAACCATACTCTTTAGCAGTTGGATTTACTTTATCGTAAACCACCTTTCGTTTGTCAGCCAAGATGTCTCGCACCTCTTCGACTATCGCAGACTTACCAACACCTGTTCCACCAATTAGGAAAGGAGTTTCATTAGCCTGTAATGTGTAAAGCATTTTTTGTAATGCCTTGCTAGGTTTATATTTCATATTACCTCCATGAAATAATTATAGTTAAGTTAGCAGAATTGCTAACACCAAGAGAAACCTTTTTACAGGCTAGAGATACCTCTATTTAATTCTTTCGTATTGTCTCAAATACTCTTCAGTTGGTTTAATAAACAATATTGAGTTCTCTAAGAGTCTCAAGTTGTTTTACGTTTAAATCGTAAACTCCAAGAACAGTTATGCTTTTGTCATCTCCATAATCAAAAACATCTACAGACTGTTCTGCTTCTTCAAAACCTCCTTCAGGCTCTCCATAGACCTCTTCCAAAAGATCAGCATCTATGTATTTACCTTCAGGTGCAGAAACAAAACACTCACCATTTAAGCCTGCATAATTTTCCCTATCAAGATTTTCAAAGTAAGAAAATTCTCTAAATGATTCATCAGAACCAATTTCAACAAAAAATTTAACTAAGATCATAATTTCTCCTACTTGTGAATAGCACCACCAAGCCGAGCATCAAGCCTGTCCGACTCTTCTTGCTCTTCTTGTGATCTTTTTAAAGCTTCATCAAAAGCTTGCATTAAATCAATCCTTATCTCAGTAAAAGCATATTCTAATTTATCATCCATTTGCTCAACTCCATCTTCGACTTGATCGTCAGTAGGCATTCTGCAAAACCCAAAAAGTTCAAACAACTCTTCAAGCCTATCTGTTAATAGACAAAAGCCTTCAGAAGATACTGTTAAATTATCATCAACATTACCTGTCTCATCTTCATATCTATCAAACAATGGCTCACCTGTCTCAGGGTCTTGGGAAACAAATTCATTACTCATATTTCTAACCTCCATTAGTTAGTTTCTTGAACCCCATAATTAGGATTCTCTTCAGCACGTTAATTCGTGGACTATCTTATTCAATGACTACCTCAAACAATTTAGAAATAAAAAAAAATATAAAAAAAAAGACAAAAAAAAGAACCAAAAAAATACGCTACTCCATTACAGAGTAGCGTACATATTAGTGAATAGAACCTCACTCAAACCAAAAGAATATAATTCCTATTTGAGAGAGAATAAAAAATAAAACTAGCATCAGCAAAAAAGGGATAGCTACGTTATACATTTCTACCCTCATTCAACCAACCTTCTTTAATTGCTTCATACTTAGGAAGGGATAAATTACCACCTCCGAAAGTAACAACACCTAAATCAATATGGAAGTTCACCTGTTGCGAATCTCCTATCTCTACATCTTGATCTTTGAATCTTAAAATCTGTGACCAATTTTTTTGGTAGATAGACATATTGAAACCAAGAACATGAAAGAGAGAATTCAATCTCTCTCTCGTTGTTACAGTTCCCCAACCGCACATATTAAAGGATAAGATTTCTCCGTTATGGTCTTCATCCCAAAATGCGATTTTATGACCATGCAGAAAAAAACTTTCTCCATCTGTGTGTGTGTTGGAAATAGTTTTAGTTCTCCTATTATTGAAAGCTTGAGCGATTACCCTAGATACATTTCTCATTCTGTCACTCCGTTAACAATTAAGGCAAGACCAATAGCACTTCCAAAGCTAAACAAAGCAAGTGCAATTAAGTTAGCACCTGCATAATCAAACTTCATTATTGAAATAAGATATAAGACTACTAAACCAAAGCCTATGAAAGCCATAGACCCCACTATTAATGAAACCTTACTTATCAAAGCATGATTTCCTTTACTTTTAATTTTACGCATATTAGACCCTCCAGTCTGTTTCGTTATTAATTGGCTAGAGATAACTAGAATTAGTTACCTCACTCTTCAGCTAAGAGAAGCCACCTCTTAGGACATTGGAGGATGTCGCAACTGTCCGATTATCGTTAACGCCTCCCTAACTTTGTTTCAACTTTTGTTTGTAAGTCTTTCGTTAGTTCATTGGGTACGCATTTTGTTCTGGAGTTTTACTTCTATCTCCGAGGGTAATTCTTGTGACCCTCATCTTCAGTTAAGCCCTGTCACGACCTGAAGCACTATCTTGATCTACTCTTTAAAACCTCCTATGGGTTAATTCAAAATATAACTATATCATTTCACATCATAATAGCTAGCATATTGTGAGCATTACATTGCTAGATCATTTGGAACATAATGCAAGCATGAAAGAAAAAGAGAAACCTAGTCTCCAAATTGTTGGGAAGGAAGACGAGCTGACAATTAAACAACGTAAGTTTGTTGATGCAATTGTTAAGGGTACTTACCCCACATACAAAGAAGCCTACTTCAATAGCTATGATGTAACACCTAATAAGAATGGAAGCATTCCCAAATGGGTAGAAGTAGAAGCTAGCCGACTACTTAGCACTAACCCTAAGATCACCCAAAGCATTAGGAAGGCATTAGAGAGGAAAGAAGATCATGCAGTA